GGTAGACGCAAGTCCGCCACCGTCAAGGACGTTAGCAGCGGTTTGAGAGTTGGCGGTGTTCTTTGTAGAGTAGCGTGGAGCAAGACCGGTAAACCGTTCGGGGTTGATGAACTGGTTGCCGTAGATAAGCGTAGCTGCGACCTGCTGGCTCATGCCTTCAAGGAAGGCTTTGACTTCTGAGAGACGAAAGTCAGCGGTATTACCGTTAAGGTCAGCCACATCTTTGTCGATGACGGCGTAGGTCTCGAGATTCCCGCACGTATCGACAATCTGGGCTGTGGTTGATTTAGCGTTCGGGACGCCTGTGTTTAAGAGACGCCACGTTGCTTGAGGCAGTCCAGTTCGGACGGTTGTTTTATGACCAGTTGGTAGATTCCCTTCCACGACAAGCATGTCATCGAGGATCTCATTGGTCTGCGACAATAACTCGATAATGACAGCTACATGGTAGCCATCGTCGAGTCGCTTAGCCCAGTCAGCGTAGGTTAGGGCAGTTGCCCCAATTGTAGCCATTTGAAGCTCCTATCTATGAGGTTCCTTCTACTTTAGGCCCATCTACGCTATGCGGTTCAACCCCTCTGGGGTTGGGCTTAAGATCTGTTAACGAGGTTCGGATACATTGCGGCGGCAGCGCTTGGCATTCCATCTCCAGGCTTCCGTTGACCAAGCTCACTTGGTCCCCTACCAGCGACGTGCCCACCTTCAGTTACCTTTTGCGCAAGCTTCCAGAATGCTTTGATGAAAGCTGGGTTGTTGCCTGCTCCAGTGTAGTCCATCGCCTCACGGAAGTCTTGGGCGAGCTTGGCGTCCCCAAGACCATCGATCGCCTTAGAGATCGTTTGAGTGACTTCGTTGAGACGTGAGCCAATGACTGGATCGTTTTTAACCTGCTTGACCCACTCCTGTTGAGTTTGACGCCAGGCTTCATAGGGAGCATTTGCGGACTCCGAAGTTTTGCCTACGTAGAAGTCGACGAGCTTTTGGGCTTGGTCTTGAGAGAGATTCATCCCCTTAAATATCGTACCAGCTTCCTTCGAAACCGCTTCATCAAGAGTATAACCTTCCGGCACTTTAAACTCAACATAAGCCTCAGGAGCACCGCCCCCATCGACAGGAGGCTTATTTACTAAGGACTTCCCGTCCTGACTAGCGATAGAAGGCTCAGTCTCCGTAGCCGGCGTCGTCGAAGTTTGCGCCGTAGTCGCTTTCGGGTCCGTAGTCTGCCCCTGATCCGCTATCGCTCCTTCCGGAGTCCTTGCGATTGAGTCTGGCATCGATGGTTGACTGTCGCTCATTTCTTTCCCTCATCATCACTACGTATTCGTCTGGACACGATTGCATGATGTCATTGAGAAGTAGGATACCGACTTCTCTCTGACCCTCCATGAAGGCCATTCTGCCTGACACGTCATTATAGGAGGTATGGAAGATGTGACAGTGTTCGAGTATATCACACATCCACTGTCTTCCGGGTGCAACAGACATGATACCGGTAACGATCTCACGTCTCTGTTGCTCCCACAGCTTCGCTTGTTTCTCTGCTTGCCTGACATCTTTCCTGTCGCCTGCATTGTAAGACATACCCTTCATCCATTAAAGCATCGACCACCATTCCATGCAACAGATCCTGAACAGCAACGTTATTGAGACGACAAATTACCCTGAATGCTACCCATTCCTCCTGTGTTACCCTAACGGAGAGGGTCTTCGTCATTTAAGTATCCATGCATGGCGCAAAGTCAGGATTGTCGCGCATGCGAAAGCTGATGCTGTCCAGCTGAATGTCGATCATGATTTACGCCAGAGCCAGTCTTCGTATGCCTTTAGTCGATCGAACTCCTTCTTCTGCTCCTCCGAGAAGGTGCGCGTCGGTGGAGACGGTCGTATCCACCGATATATCAGAGATGCACGCAGCCCCGTTATTCTCTTTGTTAGGAACACAGGTGTCAGGGGTATCATGCAGTCTATGGCACGGCCAACAAGGTATGCGATTCGGTCTCGAAGTCTATATTTCCCTAACCCACCTACGACACTCATGCTGCTCCTAACATCCCTTGAAGTGCATTTTTGCCGCCACCTACGTCTGTCTCACTAAGAGTCTTTGCTCCGGCTGCGAGCTTCTGCGCCTGCTCAGCCTGCTGGGCTTGAGCAGCCTGAGCTTGTTGCTGTTGACGCTGTTGTCGGATCGCCTGTAGGGCTTGAGGACTCCTAATCAACCTGGGATCGTTGTTCATCAAGGTTGAATACTTCTCGATGGCGAAGTCGATGTCGATGTTGTCCATGACGCTGGGATCAACACCGACAAGCCCTCCAGCAACCTGTAAGGTACGCTCAATCCCACTTGTCGCAGATGCCAATTGAGCTTGAGTGAGCATTGAGACATAGTCGATGTCGATGTTAGCTCCTTGAATTTCAGCTGGGGGTGGCGGCAGAATTCTGGCCCGAGACATAATTGCGAAGGTTCGTTCGATGATAGGAGACAGCATTTCATATTCAATCCTCTCAAGGACTGGGCCCAGCATGATCAAGGCTTCGGACTTTCGAGCGTCGATTTCTGTCGCTGAGACATTGGACCGTGTCTCAAACTGACTAATCACTTGAAAGAGGTCGTTGTAGAAGGTGGTTTTGATCCGTTGCCGAATTTCGTTCAAATCCTCAGAGATCGCCCCGATGTCCGGTTTCCAATTCCCATAGACTGGAGCGAAACCGGCGTTACCAGTCTGCATCATTCCTGCGATATAGGTGGTTCCACCCGGTAGTAGAGAAGCGGGTTGGTTCTTAAGTTGTACATCTGCGACCATTGGGGGATTGACAGCCTTGTCGATTGCTTGAGCTTTTCTTCGGACTTCTTGCTGAAGCTGCTTGACATCTGGTAAAGCGTCCATACCAGGACTGCGACCATAAGCATCGTTAGATACCAGATCCCAACGAACAGCGACATGCGGAGCCTCATTAAAGCCTCTCTTTCTAAGAAACCCTGGAGCGTAGCTTATTCCTCCTTGTGGCGAGGTCGATCCGCCCCACTCCCAATAAACTTCCCTGAACTTAAAATTCGGTGGAATGTCGAACTTCCTATGATCGTCGTTCGGCTCGATCGCATGGGCGACTACAATCTCTCTAGTAAGAGCAGCCTTCCCCTCTTTATAAAGCTGCTTCACTTGCGGCGAGCAATTCTCTTCGCCAAATTGATTCACAACTTGGTCGACCGTCAACGTGAATTCCCTAAAGAAAATCAGTGGACGAAACTTGCCATCATTATCAACATAGTACTCGCCAAAACAAGGGTTATAACAATGAATAACATTGTCGAAGTCTTCATAGATAAGCATCACGGCTGTGCCGAAGATGACCAAATCGTAGTACACAATCGCAATGGAATTGTAGAAATTGGAGGACTGGAAGACGAGCATCATTAAGCGCTCGCACTCCGCTAACCATAAGGAAACTGGTGAGGTTTGGGTAGAATCTTGCTTGCCAATCTTCAAACGAAACCATGGTCGAGTGGGTGACGAAATACCTGACATCATCCCTGAAGCTAAGTTCCTGGCCGCAAGAGTACCAGTCGAATCCAAGATATGCTGGTTGATCGGGCTTCCTCGGGTCATCTGATTCGGAGTGATAAGCCATTTGTACCTACGAGGAAGGAGGAAGTCGGCTAACTCACGAGCATGGACCCACCAACTATACCTGTTGACACGCAGACCGAGTAGACGCTCGTTGACGTGCCGGTGAAGAGCGAGGTCTGCGTCGCTGACGTAGTTGTCGTTCAACGTCGAGTTCCTTTAGGCGATCGAGTCGGAGATCGAGAGGAAAACTTAGGCATAGCTCCACCAAAGCCTATATGCGAGTCTCCGGTTACGAGACGACCCTGATTATGCATCGTGGCTGCGGCCAAGAGGATCTGAGTTGCGTTTGGCTTCTGGGACTCCGTAAACGCATCCATCTCCGGTGAAGGAGTAACCCCAGTCATTGAGCCTATGTCTGGAACTGTTGGCATCATCCTAGCAGAGTCTTCTGCCCTTTCTCTCCTGTAGTTGCGCCAGCGCCGAGGCCTCTCTGTCCTATAGTTGCGCCAGCGCCGAGGAACGAAGTTGCCGTTACGGCACCGAGTTGGGCCTTCTGCCCTGGGGTTGCACCAACCTGGAATTGAGGTGGCGGTTGGGCGGGCGCAGGAGCAGCTGGAGGAGCAGGAGGAGGAGCGACAGGTGCTGGAGTTGGGACGGGCGGAGGGATCGGAGTAGGGGCGGGACCACCCGAACCTGGAGGAGTGAAGATCCGTGAGATAAAGCCCATGCTGCGCCTATGAAGTTACGGCTTTGGGTTTAACGAACAGCCAGTCACTCATGTCGGCCCCGCCGGTCGAAGGAACGGTAAAGGTGTCAACTTGGTCGTCGACCTTACCTAGCCCAGGATGATCTTTCTTGGTTAGAAACCCTTGCGGAGATTCGCTAATAGCTTTACTGAGATCGTCTTTGGAATCATAGAACTTCCCCATTCCGGCTTTATCTTTCATCCCTGCCCATTCCTGTTCGGACAAGGCGCTAGGAACTCTCCCAGACTTCTTTTTAAGTTGGGTGACTCCCCACATGCCTTCTTCGGGATAGTCGAACTGTTCAGGCAACTAACCGCTCCTTTGAGAAGGGATCGTACTCCGATTCGACGAGTGGTTTGGTCGGAAACTCTCCACCAGCCCCTTGATGTGCCGCAACGGGAAGAGCGAAAGTCAGAGCAAGAGCATCCGCAAGATCGGGCGACTCTAGACCACGGCGCATCATGTCTTCCTTCCGCTCTAACTGAATCTCGTTCTTCTGAAGGGTGTAGGTGTAGGTCGGGCCAACCAGCTGCGCTTTGAGGTCTGGATCGTTTGGGATTGCGCCAGTCTTCAGCCACGCCCTCATCATCCCCCACATTTCCGCCCGTTTATTCGCAAATCTTTCCCCTTGATTCCCTGTGCTCCAACCCATTCCTTCGGCCTTAGCGCCAAATTGAATATCAAATACAAAAAGTTGAAGAGCACGACAGTTATCCACAACACCGCCGCCAACGCCACCGCCATCGATAAAGATACCGTCGACACGGTACCGACCATGAATCTCCATAACCTTTGAAGCAACATCGACTGTTGATGCCCCTCGCATACGGATTGGTGGGATGGATCTAGCATCCCGCCCCTTCCGAAACCATATAACACTTTCGTTAGCGCCAAAACGAGCAACGTCAACTCCTATCACTAGGGGATCATTAGGAAAGGATTGGGCTTCCCTTGCTCCGGCCTCCTCAACGATCTCAGCAGAGATGAACTCCATCTCGCCGGTTCGTGGGAAGACCCCTTTAACACGGACCCTGACAAAGTCCGAATCCTCGCCGTAGGCTTCGATCCATGTGTCGATTTGCTGTTTGTTCGTAAGGGAGATCGCAACCTCACGAGAATCGACTTGCTTCGACTTCCAGACCTTAGCATACCGCTGGCCAGGAAAGCACTCACGGAATCTTCCAGTGTTGCGGGTCGGATTGCCAAAGACACACCAGATGATTTCAGTGTTTGAGTCAGTAAGCGCCCCTTCAGTAGTTTCCCAGATAATATCTGGAATCGCCGAAGCTTCATCAAATACGACAAGAATCCTCCTTTCTTTATTATGAAGACCCGCAAAGGCTTCTGTATTCCTCTCACTCCAAGGAACCATATCGATACGCCAGGTCCGCTCATGGGCAGAGTCCTTGCAGAAGAGGGCAGTGGCGGTTAGCTGGAAGAGGTCCTTTGCGAGAAACATGTGGAACCACTTACCGAGTTCCGCCCAGGTCTTTGTTTTCAGTTGAGTTTCCGTGTTGGCCGTAACCACTCCTCGAGTATCTGGTTTGGTCGAGATGGCCCAAATGATGATCCAACTGACTAAAGCAGTCTTTCCGATCCCGTGACCGGAGGCTACGGCAAGTTGGATTGCCTTGTTGATGTCAAATAGGCCATCTCTGATCGATTCGAGGATCTCCCTCTGCCACTTCTCCGGCCCGTTTGGGAACCCTGCTAGACGAGTCTCCGGTTCGCCCCAAGGGAACGCCCCCATTACGAAGGCGAGGGGATCCTTTGAGGTCGAGGCTAGCCAGTCTAGCAGGGCTGAGTTAACCATAGTCCGGCACCTTCAGGCGACCGATCTGGATATCCGGCGCACGGGGTACGGGCATTCCTTCAATGTCGGCGGCCGAGAGTGGTTTAGGCTCTTGAATCCAATCTGGCTCAATGGAGGCTAAACTCTTATCCGGTCGAGGCCGGGGGGATACGGTTATCTGCCGCCGCCCGCTCTTGCCGTAAACCGCTGCCTCAGCGCCGCCCTCAGATGGCTCGCTTCTATCGGCAGCTGAAGTCGGCATAGGGAGACTGCCGGAGTATCCCTTCTCTTTAGCCCATTGAGCCGTCCAACCCTCAATCCCAAACTTCTCGCCCCCGTGTTTCGCCGTCATTGGGCCGCCAGCAAAACCTACGCTTCCCGATGCATTCCCCGTGCCGAAGTTGGCTACATTCGACCCTTCCCGTACCTCCTTAGCAATCCCATCATAGTAGTCTCTTTCCGTCTGCGAGAGCGGATTCTGCGCCCGGGTGTGAGTAATTTCTGGATAGTAGTCCATTCCTGCGTGGCCGCCTTTGTATCCACTTAAGAGTTCAGGAATACTCCTTTTGTCGGCATCCGCCCTGTTAGTCGCTACCTCCATAAACGCCTTCGCCGCATTCCTTCCTTGCCCCGAGACCTCGGCCTTAGTGTAACGATAAAGAAGATCCATCGCCTTTGGATCCTCCATCAGCTTCTCTCTGAAGGAGAAGTCAGGCATCAGTGAATCACCCTTCCCAACCCGCCGACCAACTCACTCGCAATCCAAAACGCAATCGCCGCCCATCCAAAACTCCATCTTCCCGTCCCCTGCATCACACACGCCGCAATGACCGCAAAGACAAACGCAAACACCAAAAGGATCAGCCCAACATTCTGCATCAAATCCTCCGCTTCATCCGTACCACTCTCTCTTCGACCTTCCCGTCGATCGCTTGGCTAGGGTACCCAGCCTTCGGCTGCAAATCATTGAAGCTGGACCTATCAGGACCAGCCTTCGGCTGCAAAGGAAAGGAGCCCCGATCAGGGATCTGCTTGGGAGGCGACTGGTCAGGTGTGGCAACCAGCTTTAAATCACCCGATCGGGGCAAGGTGGCTCGAGTCCGTTCTATCGCACGGTCGAGCAGGGAAGCAAAATCCAAGTTCACATTCGTCTGAACGCTCCTCTTCGAGAGTCCAACTCGGTCAGCAGCGTCCCTTGAAATCGAAATCAGCTCCCTAACAGAGAGTTCCTCCCCCTCGTCGTCATCGTCAAGCTTATCCGCAAGCTTCCGTTCGGCCTTCAATCCATTCGCCAAGATCATCTCATTATACGCAGAGATCGCATCCCTGGCGACCTCGTCCTCCACCTTCCGCTTTTCCGCAATCAATTCCTGAAAACTCGGCGTCGAGTGAAACGTAGACACTCGAGCAATCGAATACCCCGTAAGCTCCGCCACCTCCGAAACCCTCAACCCCGACGCAAACAATCGGGCCATCCGATGATGAGAATCCCTATACCGCTGAATCGGCGCCTCCCTTCCTCTTGGCCCATTCAAAGCTTCCTCCGCCGTCAACTGCCTGATCGGCCCAATCGACGGATGGATCCCTCTCCTCCCTCTGCCCAACATCCCACATCCTCGAGAAACCGGGAGCCCTGCTCCACCTTCCCGCACAGTCTACCACGCCGCCGCCCGAAAGTCAACTCCTTTCTTCGTCGGTGTAAACAGATTCGAGGGTTTCTTAGGTATGGATGTGCGGAATTGTAAAAAACGTGGTGAGGTTATGTGCGCCGGCCGGAGTCAAAGAGTTTTGGCCCCCCGGGTGGCACCCCCCGGTCGTGTTACAGACCGGTCACACCCTGCTGGACGCATAGCAGCTATGCGGTCAGTGCATGCGACCAGGTCGACAAGTAGCGAGGTCGTTGGTCCCTTCATGATCCCTCTATGTCCCCCTAGATAGACCCTTCATCAACCTGCATAGTCCCTCAATCCTTCATGTTCCCTACCCTGGCCTATGTGCTTCAATACCCCCGAGATGTGCCATTTCCTTATAGAGAGAGATATTTTTTTGAAGAACGAACCGTGAACGGGGGCCTTTACAGGGCCTGGAGAAACATGAAGGATTGAGGGATGATGAGGGATGATGAGGGAGGGATATAGGGGGTGATGAGAGTTCATGAGGCGATCGACCGTCGCTCCGCAGCATCACGACTTCGTGATCGGTGTTTGTGGTTTGTTCTTGGTTTGCGTCATAGTTTCGCCACAATCGGGGCGGATGATCAGCACATCGAAACAAGGGAGCAAGTCATGATCAGCATCTTCAACGACCTTCTCTTTGATGACTGCACCGAGCAATGGCTCGTTATGGGCAAGAGCGGACTTGTGTTGGGGCGTTACACGAGCTTTGCCGAGGCGGTCGCCTTAACTCGTAAGCTCAACAACTTAGTAGCAGGATTGAACACTGCCATGAAGCGCAAGCCTCATTGAACAACGGGAGACGGAAATGACGAACATTTACTCCGAAGACCCACTCTACATCGCCTTTAATGGTCCGATCTGCGTCGGGCTTGTGTTTCACGAATGGCACGCTGAAAGCCTGCGTAAGAAGGGATATCGTGTAGAACTCTATACCAATCAGGCTGCGCGCGCCGCCTTTGAAGCCCGCGAAGCGGAACGCCTACGCTACAATCCAGTGATCACGAAACACGATGCACTAGTATCGATTGCGCAGACTATAACTAGGCATAGGTGTGGGGATAATCCGCAACTGATGGACTTAGTAGCAGGATTGAACACTGCCATGAAGCTAATTCCGTGTGAGGCGAATGAATACGACAAGGCATTAGCAGAGTTGAAAAAGCGTTATGGGTATTAAGCCGAAACGGAGGAAACTCCGTCGCAACGTATTGCAGTATCGTTGCCCGATGATGGCAATCTGCTAAAGGGAATAGGTGTGACAATGGCAAACTTGATGGCGAATGAGACGCTACAGGAGCAGATTGCTCGATTGATCGCTGAGAATGCAGCCCTTAAGGCCAATCAAAAGCAGATCAAGAATGGCCTCAAAGTATCAGAAAAGGGCGCCGTGTCCATGTACGGCTACGGCCGGTTCCCAATAACCGTCTACGCTGAGAGCTTGCTGGATATACTTGGCCGCAGCGATGAAATTAAGGCATGGGTTGAGGCTAATCGTTCCAAGCTTGCTTGGAAAGACCGGGACTAAAGGCTAAAGCATAGGGGAGGTCCCCATTTCTCTCACAAGCGAGGTAAGCTAATGAGAACGCATAAGACACTAGCGGAAATACTGGACGAAATCACCACACTGGCCATAGCTAGGCAGGCGAAAGCTAAAGCAATGGAGCATGAAAGCCTTGATGATGAAGAATACTTAGATCTCGAGGACATACTCTTGGCGCAATTCCGCACCAAGCAATGGTTAGAGGATCAGTCATGAAACGCAAACGCAAGCTAAAGATCAAGACAAAGCGCTTGCCTGATAATGTTTATCAGGAGATGCTAAAACAAGGCCTCAAACAAACACTAAATAAGGCCTTCGACGACATAAACTATTGCGTGGTCACACTTGAACACTCAAAAGAGGGTAGCATTGGCCTTGAATGCTGGGGCCCATTTAAGACCAAGAAAGAAGCGCAAGACCATGCCAATCTAATCACCTACCCATGTCTCAAATTTGTGGAGGTATTATGGTCATGACTACAGCAGACGTTGCCTTCTTGCTTATGCTCAGTACTTGGGTAATCTTGGCTCTTGGTATGTTAACCCTACGTTAGCCGAGCATGTTAGATCCCAGCGCCGATTGGAGAAGCCGAGCATGTTAGCATCCAGCCCAGGAGCGTATAATGAAATATCCAAAACCTAAAATTATGGCAATCTTGCTATGGTGGTATCATAGCAGGAATAAGGCCAGAGCTATATACGCTTGTCGCAAGTTAAGTAAAAAGATCAACAAGCCTAAGTATTGGCGTAAGGTTCTTAAACATCTAAAAACCATTAACTAAAGTAAAGGCCCCTGAGATTATCAGGGGCCTTTTTTATTTGTCTCGTTTGTTCTCGTTTCGTCCAAAAACCATCATAAATGAGCGCTAGCGCATTTTCAGCACATGGGCGCTAGGGGCCATAGGGCTTCGCCATAAAAACCGCTGTACGGCCATTTATGGGCGATTGCGGCCCTACTGAAGATCGCTCGATGGGCGGAGTTCTGCATCCCGACGTTCGTTTGTTTCTTTCGCCGCATCACGGAGCAGGCCTAGGGCAAACCTTTCACAGTAGGCAAGGATGTGGCGAAAGGCTGGCTCGCTTCCCATGTCTTCGGGAATGTTTTCGATACATTCATCGCAAGCTATATACCAAGCTTGGTTGAGTTGTGCTAAATCGTACATCTCAGCGCCTCCATGATACGAGACCAAACCTTTCTAATCCACTCACTTAGAGACCAATACTTCTCCTTGCCGTGAATGGGGATGCGGCAACCGTCGTGTCCACGTCCACATTTCATGGCTTCACCCAACAATAGAGGCACACCCTAGTATACCCAAACTTCTTTGGGGTGTGGTTTAAATCATCGTAGACCACACTTACATAGTGATTGCCTTTAGGGATAACATGACCATCTTCGGCCCAATCGCAAGGGTACTCCTTAGTCGCCTTGCGGTGTTCCTTGCCTACTATTTTGATATTAGTCATGATGCTTGCTCCATAGTGTCAAATATCTTAGGTTTACCCATGTCGCTTGCTCCAATACCACACGAAACCGAATTTCCACAAGCGAAGATGATGTAACCCACCGATCTTACGATAGCTCATTTGTCTTGCTCCATTTGCATGAGAAAGATTTTGTCTCATTCTCCACATGAAAATGCCCCCTTCCATTTCTGAAGGGGGCATGAGGCTTAGCCTACGTTGAACTGTGGAAAGGGTTCCACATTGGACGGAGGGTTAAGGATAGACTGGACCCTGCTGACCGTTTCATTCAGGCTCTTGATTGTGGCTTCATGCCTCTGGGCAACGTCCTTCCAGGTATTGCGATCCGCCTCAGTTTCAGCCAGCTGGCTGCGGAGGTCGGCGGTAAGGACCTCGTAATCTTTGACAGAGTTACGAGCTTCGTCCCGATCTCTCTCCACTGTCTGTTGAGAGTTAAGGCTAGAGTCGAGACTGCGGGTAAGCTCTGCTACCCGAC